ATGAGCAAACAAAAAATTATTATTTGCAAAGAACTGGAAGAAGATCTGAAAACAGTAATATCTTCTCATAAATTCGATAAACTGTTCATATTAACAGATAACCATACTTCACGTCACTGCCTGCCTTTGACTAAGAACATAGATTTCATACATAATGCCTCGGAAATCACCATAGGAGTTGAAGACACAAACAAGAATCTGGACACCTTAGCTTATGTATGGTCTGAATTAAGCCAAAGAGGAGCCACAAGACATTCCCTATTAATAAACCTTGGAGGAGGAATGGTTACAGACCTGGGTGGTTTTGCTGCCGCAACATTCAAAAGAGGCATACAATTCATAAATATACCTACCACACTTCTATCAATGGTAGATGCAGCAGTCGGTGGAAAAACAGGAATAAATTTCAACGGTCTGAAGAACGAAATCGGAACTTTCGCGCCTGCATCTGAAGTAATCATTGACAGTGAGTTTCTGAAAACGCTTGACTATGAGAACATAATGTCAGGATATGCAGAAATGTTGAAGCATGGTCTTATAAGCAATTATGACAATTGGAAAGAACTCATACAATTCGATTTTTCAAAAGATATAGATTATAAATCATTACAGACACTAATAGGAAAATCAGTAGGAATAAAAGAGAACGTGGTTGAACAAGACCCGTTTGAAAAAGGGATTCGCAAGTCATTGAACCTAGGACACACGGTGGGACATGCTTTTGAAAGTTATTCTTTGCGTGGAAAAAATCATTCACTGCACGGATATGCAGTAGCATGGGGGCTGGTATGCGAATTATATCTATCGCACATCAGAGCCGGTTTTCCTAGTGACAGGCTTCGACAAACGGTGACATTTGTAAAAGAACACTACGGCAAACTGGGTTTCACATGTAAAGACTACGAAACTTTATATGAACTCATGACTCACGACAAGAAGAACGAATCTGCCAATTCCGTAAACTTCACACTTTTGAGCGATGTTGGCGAAATAAAAATAAACCAGATAGTTTCAAAACAAGAAATTTTCGAAAGCCTTGACTTCTATTCCGAAACAATGGGATAATTGATTAACATGGTATAGACCATGGCATGGGCAAAACCAAGGATATAATTTGGTGTTTATAAAAAAAACACTAATTTTGCATCCGCAATTCGGGGTGTAGCTCAGCCCGGTTAGAGTACGCGTCTGGGGGGCGTGTGGTCGCTGGTTCGAATCCAGTCATCCCGACAAAGGCTTGTAAATACTTCATTTACAAGCCTTTAATAATTTTATAAATGTCTATTTTATTATTTATTTTTGTCTATAATTGTCTATAGTCTTGACAATAAGCACAAAATCTCAAAAAATGGCAAGAAAAAAGAATGCGATTATCCTACCCAAACTGAAGGACCAGGGTGGAGATATGAGCAAACAGTGGTATGTTGAATACTCCTGTAGAGATCCGTACACGGAAAGAATGGTCCGACAAAGAATTTACGATGGTTTTAATCAGTTATTAACCCCAAAAGAACGTTACAGTCACGCAGAAAAGATTATCGATTCTATCGTAAAGAAGTTTGCAGACGGTATTTTACCCTTTGAAAAAGAGAAGGTAACATACAATGATGAACTTCTATACGCACAAGTAGCAGCCAGATATGGCGTTGAGAGAAAGTCCACTGTATCAATAAGGACATATTTATCAGAGTTTTTGGCAGGTAAGAAATCAACCTTGAACCCACATTCTTACCAAACATACCAAAGTAAATGCAGAATATTCTGCGAATGGTTAGAGAAAAAAGGTTTAATCGAAAAACCTATAACCCAAATTGACCATGATGTAATATGCAATTATCTAACCGACATAGCCAGTAATCAGAAACTCAGTAAACGCTCAATAGATAAGTACGCCCAGATAATTCGGTCATTCTTTTATTATCTACTAAAAGTAAAGAAGTGCGTACATGAAAATCCTGTATATGATATACCCAAACTTGGTATAGTAAAGGATGAAGCAGCTAAACCGATACCGAAAAACCCACGTCGATTACTTATGAACTCCATAAAGGTTGCAGATCCTCAATTATTCCTGGTGTGTCAATTAGAATACTATTGTGCCATAAGACCAAATGAATGCCGACAGTTGAAAATAAAGGATATCGATTTTGAGAACCACATAATAAGAGTGAGAAACGAAATATCCAAAAACAAATTAACTGAGGTTGTCAGCATACCACAACAGTTATATGACTATCTGATAGAAATAGGATATGACCACTGGCCACATAAAGAAGACTATGTTTTCAGTTTAAACGGGAAACCCGGAACAACAATATTAGGAAAGAACAATTTCCGCTTCAGATTCAACCGGCATCGCGATGCTCTTAATTTACCCAAAGACTACAAACTATACAGTCTTAAACATACCGGTGGAGTGAACCTGGTACAAGCCGGAGTAAATCCATGGCAATTGCAACAGCATTTCCGGCATAAATCAGTAACTACAACAGAGAATTACATCAAGAACAGGTTAGGAATAAGGAGTGATACAATTGAAAACCACTTTCCGGATCTGGATTGATACAAACAAAAAAGGGAGCCGAAAGCTCCCTTTAATTATCTCAAGTCAAAATTAGAAGTGTACATAACCCAATATGGTTGACCACCAACATATTCAATCTTGAAACCGGCTTTGGCCATAGCTTCAGCGATATCTGAAGCAGACAAAGACATTATATTATCATACATATATTGAATATCAGCAGTTGTCTTAAACTCCTTATCTTCTGTTTTACCAATAGGAGAAAAACTTTGACGAATAAAATCAGTCAGTTTATTTATTCTCTCTTCATGTAATTTCTGTTCCAGGTCTTTATCTTTCTTTGCCATATCTTTTTCTATTGTTGAAGTTTTACTGTATAAGCATAAAATGAAGATGCTTTATATCATGCTTTAAGATTGTTAAGCGTCTTGGCAAGATCACGCATAAGACGAATAATATGAAGTTTGCGTTCAGCAGAGAAATCATTGAAAGTAACGTCTTCGAGCAGAGCTAATTCTTCTACATCTTTGATAATTTCAAGATATACTTCTATCATAGAGTTCTCGCTAAGCTGAAGGTCTAACAGTTCTGACAAACATTCATCTGTAATTTTTACATCATTAATCGTCATTCTGAACCTCCTTTCTGCGTAATCGCTGCTTTGGTAGCCGGTTCTATTCTTTCTGAAAATCTAAACTCATTAACCAGAGGAATTACATCAAAAAAGGCAACGGCATGACTCTCAACATCTACAGATAGTCTGATTACTTTGCCGTCATGCAAAGAAACTTGCAAAGGTTTTGTTTTAGGAAAACGTTCATTCAAAACCTTTGTATGGTGCCTAACCTCGTTAATAAAAGCATCTTTATCAAGGTCTGTTGGAAGTAAAGAATAACGCCATCCTTCAGCCCATTTGATAAACTCACCTTGTTTCTTATTAAGAGGAGAATAAATTGAAACATTGCTAATAGCCCATTTCATTTAGTACCCCCTTTCTCGTTATCGGTATCTTCATACTTCTTAACCAGCAATGCCGCTGATCCGAACCATAGAGCACATATAAGTGTCATAAGAGGATTGACAAAGTTAAATGTCAAAAGAACAATGAGAGATAGAAGCAGCTGCATATCAAGCAGCATCTTTCTGTTAGTGATAGACTCGCCTTTATCGGCAAATAATTCTGTGAATAACTTGTTTTCACGATTCAGCCACATCTCTAATGTGCTGTTTTCAACCTGCTGTGCAGGTGCGATTGTTTGTTTTTTCATTTTGGTAGACAATTAAAATGAATAAATAAGGTTGATTAAATACGGAGAGGAAACAGAAAAGTTCCGCTCCCCGTTGTCTACCACCTGAACCAGGCTGTGGGTGCATTAACACTCCACACGGGACGGAACTTATAAGATATATAGCATAAGCTAAGGACATAAAAAATGCCCGCAGCAAAGTTATTGGCGAGCCATCTCGCCTGATTCAAATGGTAGACATTGCAAATGTATGGATTTTTTTTGAATAGCAAAAGAAAAAATAGAAAAGTTCAAAAATATATATTCATTTAAGATATAAGCCGAAAACAATCGTTTTAATGGAGTTTTATAACAAAAATGAAACATTAGATAAAACGGTACCTAAAAAAAACGTGCTGTCATTCATGTTTAAATGACAGCACGTTTTAACTAAAACGACAAAGCGTTATATATTAAATAGTAGCTAAAAATTCTGCTAAACTTTTCATGTCTGTTAATTCAACAGTATCACCTGTCAACTTAACATCTTTAGGTTTATTTCGTCCATTACGAACAATTCTCATCGTAGTAGAAATATTAATACTTTGATCAATCTCTGATATGGTATATAATTTATTCATATCTTCAATTATACCACAAAGCTCATCCGCAAAAGAACGAGAAATAAAACGAACACCAACGTAATCTATAACAACATCATTTTTGGCATAGGAGTCAAACCAGTCCAAAACCTTTTTGGCTTCTGCTCTCGATCTTAGCTCCTTGCCTATCAATTCAGACATAATTAATTTTACCATACCTATACCTCCAAATAATTTAAATATTTAAACTCTAAATTCTGACTATAAGGAATACGAAGCAATACAATTGTTCCATCCCATCTTATATTTTCTGGCAATGAAACATATGATTCTCCATTTTGAGTCTTTCTATAAAAAGCACCACCTGAAAATAAAAAATATCCACCATTCAAACCAACTGTAAGCATCTCTTTAGATGTTATGATTCCATATCCTCTATTTTCTGCTTCTGCCAGGTTCTTTGTAGAAACACCAACACATGCATTTTTTAAAGCATCTACATCTGTTTTTATTTCTTCCATTCCTAAATTTGTATAACTGCCTAAAACTGTTATACCTCTATCAGCTATACAAATATCTATATATTCCTTATCTTTATAATACTGCGCAAATATATAACCAAAATCTGAATGAGAATGTTCAGTAATATTATCACAAGCTTCAGATATTAAATATGTAACGGCTTCAAATAAATCACCTTTTAATTTTAATTGGTTCTTTAATATTTTACCTACTATACTCTCTACTTTACTTTTAAATTCTACTTTATCCATACCAGATGGAAAAATTGTAATAGGTATATACCTTTTAAACCTATATGAATTTAAAGAAGATTCCAAATCATCGCATTTTTCAGTATCAAATCCATTTTCAAAATGAATAACCCCCAAATAGTTATCCAGTGAACTTGACATATTGCAATAAGTAATAGTTTTTCCACAAGACTGTTTATATAGCCAAAGTGGTAATAGAAAAAAAGGATTTAATAATCTTACATTTGAGAAGTCCCAAATAATCTCTTCATCTTCAGCACCTTCCATTTCAGCTATTACCTTAAACAAATCATTAAATGAACTACCGATAATGTAATTGTTGTCAGGTTGAGGTATAGTAATTCTATGTGCCATAAATATCTTTTTCGCAAAAATAAACAAAAAGTGAACCAACTGTACACAAATAAGTGCAAAATAAATATAATATGAGAAATTATTTAAAGAACATAAATATATAATAACTATATTATTTATGATTATTTACCAGCTTTGTAAACTCATTGGTATCATAATTTATATAATATCCGTCATCAGTAATACCGGCATAAGCCTTGCGTGCTTCTCCTGCCTGATAAATCTGTATAGCGGTATCAGGTAAATTAAGTTCACCTATCATCTTTACAACCTGGTCATAATTTAATTTACCAGTAGTTGAAACTATAACGCCTGTTTTGGTCTTTCTTATAATACGTGCCGTTATACCGTCAATGATACATTCTGAAGTTTGTTTATGTTCTGTAATCTCTTTAGCCTTTAACAATGGTTCTTTTGTACGAATGGCCATACCGGTAACTGTAATATAACATCCATTATTCAGATAAGAGGATTCAATTTTTAAATTAATAATACCATTAGCACCTTTATCTATCAGTTTTTGAGAAATATCATCAAAGGCTTTATTTAAATCAATAGGTTTATATCTGACTGAAACATCATCACCTTTAATCACAAATGAATCAAATGCAGCACTTGTTACAGAAATAACACTACCGATAGGGAAATAATCAAAATCAACACTATTAGATTCTGTTACAAAGATACCTTTATCGGTCATAGGAGTATAATCCCTCAGAACCGTAACAGTAACCTGTGGAATATTCACTGTTTCACAAGAAGAAACAAGTAAACAGCATAATGCTAAAAATATAATTTTACCATTCATATAATATATCATTTCGTTTAATCCCAAAAGTATAAATTTACACTAACAAGTGCAAAAAATAAATCATTAATTCAATAAACAGTAGAAAAAAAGTTATCAAAACATTTGCTAATAGTAGAAAATTAGTTATCTTTGCAGCATAATTTTAAAAGAAAGGAGGTAAACATGCCCAAGAGGGTAAAAGAAGTTATCGAGATTCTTGAAGAAAATGGCTGGAAATACAATAGGATGAAAGGAGATCATCGAATTTATTGTAAGGAAGGGGCTAAAAGGCCCATAGTTTTACCGGGAAAGCTGAATGACGAGGTAAAGACCGGAACACTAAACAGCATTTTGAGGGAAGCAGGGCTGAAATAAGCCCTTCCCCTCTTTTATGAAGACAATTACTTATACCTATGGACAGACAATTAACAGTTATCATCGAAAAAGCAGATAATAATTATTCTGCTTATATTGATGGTATAGATGGTATAGTTACCACAGGTAACTCCATCGATGAAATCAAAAAGAACATGGTAGAAGCTATCGAGCTCTACGTTGAGACATGCAAAGAGTTAGACCTAGAATGTCCTGAAGAACTGGAAGGAGATTACCAGTTAAATTTTAAAATGGACGTTAAATCTTTACTTGAATTTTATTCAGGTATATTTACGAAAGCAGGACTTGAACGTATTACAGGAATTAATCAAAAACAATTATGGCATTATGCTTCAGGAAACAGGAATCCACGACCTGAGCAAAAAATAAAAATAGAAACAGCCTTACATAAATTAGGTGAAGATCTCCTTTCAATAAATCTATAATAATAACCAAAAATGAAAATAGAAAGTCGGCATCTGTCGGCTTTCTATTTTTTTATTATTCTACTCTATAAAACACACCCTCAACAATTTCTGAGAAACCATCAATGGATACCTGAACCTCTAATTTTTCACAATGGTATTTCTGATTAGCAATAATGAATACCTTCTTTGGATCCAGGACTAATGATTTCTTGCACTTAAAAGAAATCTTATAAGATATATCAGAACTAATAGTATTTATACGTGCAAATCTATAACCTATAGAATATGAACCGTTACTATAAAGAGATAATGAATAATTAGAGAATCCTCCACTTAGTCCAGGAACAGTTTGTCTATTATCTGTATAAGGACACGGATACCGAAAGTCGGTTGTAATAGTTTCTCCATAAGTGTATTTAACTGTTTTAAGTCCATCAGAAAACGCAACCTCAAGAATATCCTTGCCTTCATCTGGAGAATCTACTTCTGACGTACCTTCTATGGCTTCCTGAATATTGATTTCATCACTCTGCATTTCCCTATAATAACTTGTTACAGGAACATTCAGAGGTAAATATCTATCAGGAGCTGTACCCATAACAGCATCATAAAACAGTAAATATACTGGTGTATTATACAATTCAATTGCTGCAGGAACTATCTTTAAAGTAACATCAGTGGTGGATTCCTGATTTCTAATCTTATCACGAAATACATTCACCTCTTTTATACTAATAGTATCACCTGATTTATAACAAATATATTGCCTACCACCTGCTGTCACAATATATTTAAACTTATCTGTTTTACTCAATGAATTAAAAAACAGTCCAACCTGTTCATATGTATTGACTGTATGATGAAGCGCCATAGATACTATGTCATCTTCTACTTTAAGATATTTATTCTCATTCAACGAAGGTAAATTATAACTTACATTGCCTGTAGCAATATCTTTATCGGAAATAGAGTTATTTATAGCAACCTGATACTCTTCAAGCACATCATCAGAAGATATCACTATAGGATCTGAGTCATCGTAATAATCAGCCAGGCTGATAAAATTAACGACTTTACTGGCTTCATCGACAACCGTAATAACAGCACAAAACTTTTCAAGTTCATCAAGAAACTCAGATAAGGTCCATTTCGGTAATGTCTGAGCTATATTTTCAGTTCTGAGAGCACTAACGATGTAAAGGTTACGAAGAAATGAATTATCTATATCATTTATACCTATAGTATAACCATAATACTCAACAATTTTTCTGATAACAAAAACCAGATAAGGTTGTACACATACTTTATCTCTGAACATGTGTGAGTAAAACTTATCCGAACCTATCTGAAGTATCATCCTGTTATAATATTCATCTCCATACTTAACAGGGTTCCAGACTGCATCAACCTGATCTACATTACCATAATATTCCCATTTTCTTGACGCATCCATTGGAGCCGTTGAACTTGTAGGAGTAGGAAACTTAACCTTACCTAAATCAAGTTTATTGATATATGAATCATCATTGGTACGGAAATTAAACTCTGAATTACCTGAAAGCAATTGAATTTTGACTGATTTTTCAGTAACCTCATTGACTACGGCCGTACCTCTGAGTTTTACAGAAGCATCGCATATCAACAATGCCGGGTATGATATTTTGCTCTTCTTACTCCACAAACGATGTAAGTGTCCAAATACTCTAAGATTATCCGGACAACCTTTTAATGGCAGTTCTATATTATAAGTTGAATTAGAGTTGGAAGTAAAGTAAGGATTCTCATACAGGAAAGTAAAGTTCAGACTTTCCGGAAGATAAACCTGTCTGTTAGATATAATGAGCTGTATCATTTTGTAGAACGGTTTTTATTTGAGTTAAGATTATCATATTCATCCATGGCTTCTTTAATACCACCCTTACCTGTTACAGAATTGACCGTAACAAATGGTTCATCAAGCCTTTTGTTGAGCCTACCTGTAACCTTGATAAGACCATAAATGGCAGCCATCATTTCAGGATCAGCCGTTGACTTTCTGACCGGTTCCGGTCGAGTCTTTGTAGTGTTTGATGAAGTAACAGATCTCGATGAAACCACTGCAGCAATATCATCACCTGTAAGATTGGCTACAGATCCGGCACGCTGAGCCTGGTCTATAAGGTCAAAGACAGGTCTGAGATGTTTGTTTCTAACGGCAAAACGATTGGAAACAAATTCACCGGAATGGACAACACCTTGAGGTTTATCCCATGGACCATCAGGAGTATAACCACCGTCTGCAAAACCACTTGAAATAGCAGTCTTGACTGCTGAAAAGGCTGCTTTTATAGCCATGATTTTGGCTATTGACGCGAAAGAGTCAAATATGTTGGTAAACGATTTTATAGTAACCTCTCCTATTGACATAATCATAACTTTCTCAAGATAATCAAGCATTACAAGTAATATGTTTTTTAGAGAGTTCTTAACAGCATCTTCTGATTTCACCATAATACCGCCAAGAACACCTCCAAACTGTGTTGCAATACCGGTAATCAAATCCATATACTTTTTAGTTTCTTTCTCTTCCTCTTCTTTTTGGCGTCTGAGTTCATCCATCAGTATTTCATGTTTAGACATAATAAGCTGTAATTTCATATCTTCACCAACACTAACATCATTCAGCTTTTCTTCAATAAAATCTAAAGCAAGATTTTTAAGATTTTGCTCATATTCGCTCTCTCCTATCAGACCATTAATATACTGTTCATTAAGTTTGATTGTTTCCATCTTCTGTTGACGGTCTAACAAATCAAGTCTATCCTGAACAGCCTGTTCCTGTATCTTTTTCTTCTCATCAGCTTCTTGTTTTTCCTGCTCAATCATGGCATTACGAAGTTTGATACGAGCATCAAGTACCTGGTCCATTATTTTCTGTTGTTCCTCTGGTTCCAGACCGGCAATAGAAAGTTTATCCTGGAGTAACTTCAGTTCTGCCTGAAGCATACGGTTATTATATACATCCTGAGTCATAGCAGAATCCTCAAGGTACTGTTTCTTGATTTCAGCTATCTGTCTGTAATATTCCGCTTCCTGGGCTGCAAACTTATTTTTGTCATCAGTGCCGGAACCGGTACCATCATCATCGTCATCATCATCAGTAAGTTTATTTGTATTAAGAACAAAAGAAGAGTTATTTTCAATTTCCTTATTTACGCTAATAATAGCAGCTTCCACTTCAGACAGTTCTTTTTTAGTCTTATCCAAAACCTCATTGGCTTCATTCAATCTATTAACAGCCTGTTGTGAAGCTGCATCAACAGCTTTATACAAGTTATCTGTACCTGAAGTGTTCAATTTTCCTGAACGCATTTCTGCTACAAAACGAGCTGCATTAAGATTACTACTAGCATCACGAACATCTGCTTCTTGAGATGTCTGCAATCTCTGTAACTGCATTTGTCTTTTATAAAGTTCAGTAAGTTCCTCTCTAGCAGCTTCCAGTTTTATCTGTTTTTCCAAAACAGTCAAATAATCTCTTATAGCATCAGTATTATCATTAATAAGCTTACCTTCATCATTAAGATCAGCATTATATCCTGGAACAATTTTCTTTAATTCATTCAATGCTTTAATTCTATTATTGTATGAAAGATAGTTATCATGAACCATATTAGTAAGAACCTTAATTCTTGATGCCTCTTTATCATACCTATCTGCAGATTCTTTAGAGAGCCTTGTCATAACCCTTTGACTTTCTGTAATACTATCCTGTCTGCGTTTTAAGTCCATAAGTAATCCAATATATGTAGAAGCAAACAGAACCAACACGCCCCAAGGGTTTGTTTTTGCAGCAACATATATTTTTTTTAATGAAACAACAATTTTCTCGTTCCACAAGACTTGTAATTTAGAATACATAATATCAACCTTTTTATAAGCAGTAAGACCAGCAATAGCAATACTACATGAAACAACAGTTGATGAATATTTCATAAACCAGTCAATCAATCCAGGAAGAATTTTAATGACATAAGTCATCGCATTGGTAGAAACCATTATCGCCGGATTCAATTTTTCTATAAGTTCAATTCCGGCAAGTTTCATCTCATTGCGAACCTGAGCCAATTTAGCTTCAGCTGTAGCAGAATTAATAGCTGCCTGTTCCTGAGCAACAGAAGTACCGGTTACAGCTTCAGTATATCGGTTAACCATATCGATATTCTGAAGAATGACAGATGCAGCGTTATAACCTTCTTCACCAAACATGTCTTTAATATCTGCAGCTCCCATGTTTTTGGCTTTAAGGTTTTCCAAAGCTTTAGACAGACCAACGATTTTAGGATTAACATCATCAGCTCCAGTCTGTAGAACCAGGAAGAACTTTTTCAGAGCAGTACCGGCCACTTCATCTTTTATACCGCTATAAGCAAGTGTCTGTATCAAAGCTACAGTTTCTTCGAATGAAACATTTGCTGAAGCAGCAGCCACACCAGAGTTACGTATTGCTGCAGTCTGAGAAGCTATATTTGCAGCACCTTCTTTGGATCCTGCTGCAAGAACATTAGTAAAGCGTGCAGCCTGATCAGCTTCAGCACCGTATTGATTTAGTGATAGCGTCAATGCATCTACAGCCTGAGCAAGAGTAATATCACCTGCTGCAGCCTGCATACGCATGGCTTCTTCTGTAACAGCGGCCAAAGCTTCTTTATCGGAAAGAAGTTCCGGCTTGGCTGAGCCCACAAGCATATATGCATCCAGAATCTCATTAGCAGCAGCCTTAACCCTCAAACCTTCTTTTGTCATTGTAGTGGAAAGCACTTGTGCCTGTTGAGTCAACCAACTGATAGAATCATTATCTAGACCGGTCAAAGCTTTAAGACTGGCCTGTGAAGATTCAAGCTTATTCTTTTCGTCACGAAGTGAACGAAGTCCAAGAATAAGACCTGTAAGAGATGCAACCATACTGGCAATGAAACCGCCAAAGCGATTGAAACCATCGACAAAACGGCCGAAAGAAATAGTTGATTTTTTTGTTTCATCGGTAACCTGCCTGATAGTATCCTTATGTTCTTTAAGAATACCTCTCAATGTACGTATCTTGCGTACCGTTTGAGTATATTCTTCAGAACCTATCTGCATATCCTTTATATCTTTGGTCAGTTGTCGTATTTCTGCCTGGATACTTGTGATATCATTATTAATCTCTTTACCGTCTATATAGAGATAGACACCACGTTTTACTTTACGGTCATCATTTTTTGCCATATCTTTTTTCAATTGTTATAACGTCAAACTTTTCAAGAACTTTCTTTAATGCAGCATCTCCATAGAACTCACCGGAAATGTCGGCCAGATCATTGATGTTTCTGGTTATTGGCGGGTCCAACCAAGGAAGAGCTGATCTCTTGATATCAGCCCAATGATCATCAACAACCCTCGAACGACGAATACGATAATCACTCCACCCCTGGCGCTTTCGTTTTAGCCTAGTTTCTTTATCCCGCCATTCTGAATGACCTTTCATTATCACACCGTCTTTCACTATATATCCTCTACCAGCACCGTATTCTCGATAGGCACCGTACTTCAGGAACTTAAATCCTAAACCGACATAAGCCTTACTACCATTTTTATCTTCAAGGAACCGCGAAGTCAACAAGTGTTCAAGTCTTCCGGAAGAATGTGTCTTCTGAAGGATTCTGACGGATTCACCACGTACATGCATTGTCCACATACGCACATCTTTATTAAAAGACTGGTAATCCTTCAACTGTTTTTCGTCTGCCAATATTTCACTCATAAAAAAAGCCTTTAACTTTACCTGGATATGGCAAAGTTAAAGGCACAATAGAGTAAGAAAAAGGACAAGAAATTCAGCCTACAAACTTGATATCATTAATACGATTAGTCCAGCCTTTACGGAATACTTCCTGTGAAGGATCTTTACGGCATATATCATCAATGAACTTCAAACGTGCTTCCTTAATGACCTGAAAGAATTCTCTTGCATTTGTTTGATTTAATGTTTGCAGAGTTACCATGCCAACAATTCCATCACATTGAACCTGCAACAGGTTCTGGGGAATTTTGATACCATAGGATCCTGAAGCCCATACCCAATCAACAAGAATATTAGCCAAAGACTGAGATTTGATATAATCAGCCATCCACCTATCCCAATAATGTTTCTTGAACACATTATACACATCATCCGGAGTAATAAGTTTAAGGTCATCAGCATCAATATCACCGTCACAATCCTTATCATATCCGCATGAACGCCATGTAGATAAGGTTATACCCATGTTTGTTTTACCACCTTTATCAGCTTTGTGGTCTGCCCATCCGCCTTCCCATTTGCGGATGAAATCAAATAATAGTTTAGGATTTCCCATAGTTTTATGAATTTGAGATATGGCAAAAATATGTATAGGTACTGTAAATTGATAGGACAAGAAAAATTAACAAAAATAGATATGGAAACAGATGGGAGATATAAGCTACTGAAAAACAAGCCAATAATATAAAAAGGAAGGACAAAGTAGTAAATTTGTTAATAACTTCATTACAAGATTTAGAAAAACTATCAATGAATTATTATAACTTTGTAATGAAACAGAGCTCTGCATGGTCCCAACATACAGAGCTCCTAAAAACTTTACATAAAATGTTATACAAGTTTTTTCTGCTGATTCAGTGTCTAGTAGAGCTGATCAGCAATCTTTTAGCCATTATAGAAAGTCTAAAAGAATTAGTTTAAGATTAAGGGAGGTTACATCCTCCCTTAATTCATTTATGCAAAAATAGACTTTTAATAGAACTTATCAAAGAAAATGTAGTTATTTAACCTTGAAAACACAATAATAATACAAAAAGAACAGTAATTAATAAACCATGCAATACGACTAGAACTATTTAGTCTAAATACGTTTTCTATCTTAATATCAAATAAGACAATGAAATATGAATTATTAGCAAAATTAGGTGAATATAATTACATGAAAAAATTCCTTTTGGAAGGAGAACTCTATTTTAGACCATTGAATGAGTTTGCAAAAATGGATGAGAATAATGGAATAGGAGACAAACTTGAAATAGGAATAGAGTATACTAGTATTAAACCACTTACTGCAAAAATAATTACAAAAGATAAAAATATTATTGATTTACATCCAACAAATATCACTTATTATTCGAGAACTCAAAATTATTGTGGACATATATACTCTATGACTAAAGTTCTTGTCAATATAGAAAATGAAACCTTAACATTTGCTGAACCAGACAAGCTAGAAAGTATTGGAAACTATAATACCATCGTATTAATCACTAATGAAACAGAATTTATCCATAGAGTAACAAAAGCTTTATCAAAAATAAATAAACAGTTTAAATACGGATCTGTAAATTATTTTTCGACCAACAACATTATTCATCATAAAATAAATGCATTTCAGAAAAGAGATATATACAGTTCTCAAAATGAATATCGCTTTTTTATACAATCACAATTAACAGAACCATTCATAATTAAAATAGGAAACATAACTGACATAGCAATATTATTATCAAAATATGGTTTTAATAGCGAACAGAATATATTACCTTGATATTAATTTTTAAAATTAAAGAACATGGAAATAAAAGTAGGATATTATGTTATATACATAGATAAAAATGAGATAAAAGAAATCTCACAGATCTCTCAAGATTATGTAAAGTTTAATGGTGATAAACCTTATTCGGTAATAAAGCCTTTAAGTTCTATCAGAATTATTGAATTTAATGACATTGATTTTGATAAAATAGAAAACATAAAATTACATCGTGAGTTTGTTTCATTTATAGCAAATCTTGATGATAAACAATCAGCAAATGATGAATACAATATAACAAATTTCATTGAATATCTAAACAAGAAAAATAAAAAGTCACTTATTAAAATATTAATTAACCAGTATTATTCTCAAATTAAATCACAGAGACCAAGCATAAAGAAAATTTAATATCATAAATCCAACAAAGTATGAATAAAATATACCATTACACAAACATTGAAGTCTTAGCTTTAATACTATCAAGTAAAAAAATAAGATTTACCCGTTTAGATTTATTAGATGATATGCTAGAGAGCGATGCATTTCCACCAGAATCTATTTTTTTAGCTCAGAGTATATATGCGTCATCATGGACGAAAGACCCTGAAGAGAATATACCTTTATGGAAAATGTATTCATCCGTTGATAAAGGCATAAGAATAACAATGCCAGAAGATCCATTTAATCATTATATAATTGAACCTTTCTCATGCAAAAATCATGGATTAGGTTTAAGATTAATATCTCCTTTTACAAAAGAACAATTATTTTATAATGGAGAATATTCTATAATAAATATTTTCGACAAGCGAGTTAACGATTTTTTTAAAGAGGTATCCTATATTAATGATGTAAAATCTTTTTATAAGAATTCTATAGAGTGTAAAATAAATCCAATAACAGGTGAATCAGCCATGAGAATAAAAGATTTTTGGAATTTTGGCAAATTCAAAGAAAAAAAATGGGAATTTCAAAAGGAATCTAGGTTTGTTTTATTTACAAAAAAACTTTTACCATTATCTCACCCATTAATAAATGGAAACATTCATAAACAATATGATCCACAAGCTCAAGAAATAATAATGCCCAATGATAAAAAATACATAGACGTAGAATTTAGTGATGAAGCTTTTAAACAAATGGAAATAACATTACCACCATGTATAACACCTGGGAATAGAATTATAGTAGATGCTCTTATAAAACAATACAATCCATCAGCTATTATTCATAATAGCTGTTTAAAAATACGTAAATAACAAATGTAGGTGAGTAAATAAAAACACTCACCTACGTTTATTCTACAATATATAAGAAAATCTAAAAACTGTACAATATATAGTTATCATAACTATATTTTTAAAAGATAATTAATCGTTTTTACCTAAGCCACATTATTTTTTAATCTGCTGCTCAAGTTTGAGGGGAACTAATCCGGTTCATTTGGATCATCAATTTTACCACCAATCCATTCTTCCCAACTTGCTGTTAATGACGGTTGAGTGTAATCTTTTAAAATATACACTTTACTTGCATAAGCTGTGTTATAGTAGAACGGCAATAACATATTATTTTTAAGTTCAATAGATTCTGAAGAAGTCTTTTGAATAAATGCTGTAATAGCTTCTTCTAAGGTCATTACATTACACTCAGCTTCATCTCTTACATCAACAACCCATTTTTTCATTTCAATTATATCTTCACCGTTAGTTGTAATATAATTTGATATGTCAAATTTAGGCGCAATTTCTAAAATCTTATTTATAATCAACGATTCTTCCTTTAAAGCCGTTGTTCCTGCCTGATGTACTAAAACACCCGCTGCATCAATCAATGTATAACGTCTATTACTGTCATTAACACCACTCGTAGCCCATAGGTCGCAGACTGGTACAGAATATTCTTCTGCAATCTCTCTAATTGCTTTTACTTTAGCATAAGCATCCCTTCTTAATATAGGAGTTTGACTAAATCCACCATCCGCTTTTACATAATAATAATATCTATGTTGTGTTACACACATAATCTGACAATTAGGGAATAATGCCATAATATTACGTAACATTGTCTTATAGCCTTGATAAAAAGTTTGCGCTCTGCCTAAAGTGTTAGTGTTAGATATATTATCAGCAGTAACTCTGTAATTAAGCATGTCTGCAATCTTTAAAGGCTCATCATTAATATCTCCAAGTTTTGCAGGGTCTATATCGTAGGGTGGAGCTTCTGTTTCGGTTACATCATTAGCCCCACCATATATCACCAATAATTTCATATTTCTTGGAAAAGCAGCAATTCTTTCCAAAGAGCAAAGTCCATAATTTACAGTAGTTGAGTTATTACATACTTTAATACCTCCTACTCCATTCATTACACCACTCACTTGAAACAACTTTTGTAAATTTTTCCAAGAAATATATACGACTAAACTATCACCATATATCTTAATTGAGGAGCTTCTAAATGTATTGTTAATATTATTTGCTAAATCGGACGTAAAAGCAAAATCTGATTGATTAGCCTTTTCCGCTTGTTCTGTTTTTTTAGAAAAGACCGAATTTAAAATTACTTTGGATTCCAGTTCTTTAAAGTCAATAAAATCTGCTATGAACTCCTTTGTGTCAGATACCTCGGATTCATTAACATAATATGCACCATAAAAATCAAAGGTAATAGTACCAATATTAACAATATTTTGATTATTTATATCACGGATATATCTTAATGAAATATAAAAGTAGGTCTTAATACCAGCATCTTGTGAATCACCCAAATAAATATTAACCAATTTATTCAGAGGTACATTAAATACATTTTGATTTGAGCTATCACCCCCATTCCCTCTTAACATTACTACACTCGCAAACTTATCAGAAGTATCATAGCCTTCTTCTGTAGAAATTTTGATTTTCACAAATGTAGAATACTTTCCTGCTTTTGCCGTAAAATATTCTTTTGTTGAAAAATTTTTCAAGTATGTAGGAGCATTGATTGTTGCTCTTAAAAAATCTCCTTCATCAGTAATGCCACTACCTACAGTAAACATGTCCTTCCTAACATCATAAGCTGACTTAACTGTAACAAAAGATTTATTAAATAAAGAAATGTCGCTTTCGATATTACCTACCCTTTCTTTCAGAGAATTATCTTCATCAGAAAGTTTTTCTAAACCTGTTTCGACTTTAGATTTCCAACCCGTTAAGGTCAAAGTTGTTTCTTGTTGTGAATAATCTAAATTATTAGCTATTTCATTAACGTCATTTGCACCGACAACACTATCTTCTATTAGGTAGCCACCATAATACTCTAACTTTACCAAATTAGAACCGCCAGGTATTCCGCCAGATAAAGTTTTAATAAGTATTTGTGATAAAAATACATACGAAGGTTTAGCCAACACAGTGATTTTCCCTAAATATAATGTCTTAAACTCACCTATTTCCACATCCACATTATTAGAAAAATCAAGTGTTATATTTTTGTCTGATACAACTCCATATTGTATTATACCTTTTAAATCTTCGTTAGGCTCTTGTATTGTCAGTCTTATTTTAGCAAAAACGTGATAACTGCCACTTATAGGAAAACCTGTAGCTGTTTTTAAAAGTATTCTTATTGGAACATTAGCTAATGCACCATCTATTTTACTATAAGAATATCCATCTTCTATTGTTGCAGAAGTATTTGTATAATTCAAATCATAAACAGATATAAAAGTCTTTTCTCCTCCAACAACACTATCAATTTTATTTTTATTTTCTGTTGAAATACTTTCAATAGTTTCTGTTCTTTTATATAGCTCGGAAAACTTCTTCCCATTATTACTATTTTCCTCCTGCATTTTATTGGTCATCTGCAGCAGCTGTTCACCTACAATATCATGTGTATTGCTTTCCGGTAATTCATTCTCTTTTATCTTATTTGCACCGGCAATAAGTTGTTCATAAGTCTGTGTAGCCATATTGTGTATCAATTAAATGTTTTATCAAATGTTTCATCGAAAGAACGATCCATAAGAAATCGTTTGTTGCAATTCATAGGTTTATAAGTATCAGATACCGGAAGAACCGCCATAATACCGTACTGGGAATAGTCAACATTCTCAACATATTCACCTTCTACATCTTCCAGTTTAAATGTTCTAAGAAACCTAAGTTCCGGATTATGTTTGTCCTCTATCATTTTATTCAAGATGTCACAAAGAATCTCCTCACATTTTTCAAATGCCTTATCTATCTCTGAATAGTCTGAAGTATCTGATACATGAATGAGGATGAACAAGACAAACATCTTATCTTTGAAATAAGAACCAGGACCACCGGAGAAGGATAAACCTGAACCACGGTCTATAATAATAGCCGGATAACACAATTCGCTATCCATCGAAGTGTGTTTACGATTCTCCGAACTCAAAAAATGTATAGCATTAACAGGATCATGTTTAATATCAACATGTCTTTTAGCAAGTTCTTCTATGTATTCTATAAATGTCATTTCTTATTTATTTCTTTTGTGATTCCCTTATCCTTCTGTTCATTATTCGAAAAGCTGTTGTGGCCGGCATAGCTCTGTACTTATCCATCTGAGCTATATCATCACCTACGAATGAATCGAAAATATCCAACCATTTGACTGACGGAATTCTAATCTTGCTTATCTTTTCCGTTGATGAAGGTTTATCATCTTCCGGAAACAGAAAAGGAAAGGATTTAGACAACCAGTGTTTAATAAGTATGTAGTTAAGAAAAACAGCATACTTAATATGCTTATCAACTCTCTTGGCTATAATCCTTGCATTCTTAGTCGGCTGCAATAGCTTCTTCTTATGGATGCTAAATAAGTGTTTTTGATAGTCTTCCGGTAGGACAAAACAATCATCATGCCGTATATAAACATGGGCAACAAACATGTTCAGATTATCATCTGTATTGTTACGAACATATTTATTGAACATCGTATCGATGTGCATAAACTGTTCAAATGTCATACCTCTAAGGCGATGACCAGGAGCATGAAAACTTGTGTCCGGCAATCGTTCAATAAAGAACTTATCGATACCAGCATCGCATGAGTATAAGAATTGCAAACATTCAGAAATTTTATATATAAAGTAATCCGGAAAATTATTTACTTTATATCCCATAAGTTTTGATATAAAATCCTTATCTGAAATATCCTTACAGAATGATTCTGCTATCAGTAGGAATTGTTCCGGACTGAGTTCTGACCATTTAACAGGTATATTTAAACGTACTTGTTCGATTCTGAACATACCTTTTTTAACTATCTCAACGGTTCTCATACCCAGTATGATTTTTTATTGTCATTATCTCTATTGAAAACCTCAGAAGGACTACCTACATAATAATCCGGATATTTCACTCTTATGTATCTCGTAAGTGCATCACGATACATATCAGCATCACAAGAAAGATTCTGTACCATGACAGACAATCGATCAACGGAAACCGGTTCTTTTACTTCATTGCCATTCTTACCTTGCTGAACTGTAGTAAAGTAAAGACCTCTATCTGTGATTGATCCTGTTTCAGTCAACAGTCTTTTGACTGAAAGAGAAACTATATATCTCGCACAAGACAACCGAAGCTGTTCAATATCCTTATCATCATTATTACTGCCATCTGCCAACCACGTCAATAATTGATTATACAGTTTTTCACCGATAACCGGCTTTAAGTGCATTTCTTCTACAAAACGGATATGATTCTGGAGCCTGAGAAATATCAGACGGCTGTTATTAATGAAATATATATCGTTTACTTCTGCTGTAGTACGGACTATGGCAGAAGTCTGTGTACGATATGTTTGTGAGAATGAAAACTCAGGATATATATCTATATGCGCAAACAGGAAATCTATTACCTGGTCAAGCATATTGAAACCTTTATTCTTGAAGTTCTGACGAAGTTTGTCTTCCTGATATTTGTAGGCTGGAGCAAAAGTATTGTTTTCACTCGCCTGGCGCTGGAAACCTGCATCAGTTATACGCACATTGATAGCATCAAAGTCATACCAGAAAGCCAGGTTTGCGTTAGCATACTGGCATAGCCGTAATAACTCAGCATCATTCTTTTCTCTGTCTGTCGCTGTTTCCGAACCACTCTCAAGTACGTTCGGGTTAGGTCCGAACTTATATATCTCTATAAGTTCATCAACCATAGGCAAGCCAAGAACAGGCACAAGAAATAACTGAAAAGCATTATTCAGAGGATTTTCCATCTTCTTGAAGCTGATAGCAGCAGAAACATTAACGTATCGTTTTATTTCAGCTCCATTATCCCATTTATCTGCAGAAAAAATCATATTAACTAAGAGTTCTCTTTGTTCCGGAACCGGAATCAAGTGTTACTAAAATTGTATTTCTAAATCTCAACTGGCAATCCGGTAAACCGTTCATGCGTATGAACAGTTCCAAAGGATCCAGTATATTCTGTCTGTCAATCCAACTGTTTGCGATATTAACCAGGAAGGCTTCACGTATATTAGAACCGCCCTGATTACCGGCATAGGTACCACCAGGCATACCGGCACCAAGCACATTTGGATTTACCATCAGAGCAAACAGAATTTCAGAGTTGGCAGCAGCCGAAATAGGAAGATTATCACTTCCCTGATATTTGTTGGCCAACGGTGTGATTTTCCATTCTTCTTCAATACGTCCGTTCATTTCATTGACTGCATAATTTGAGAATATAGGTTTTTCCGCGTTTTCCAGACCACACAGATTCTGTTCTGTTTTATCCATGAACCTCTGAATTTCTTCCTTGCGCTGTTCCGGTGTATAATCCTGTTCCGGATATTTCTTTTCCCAGTATGAATATGGTATCTGAACATGCCATTTCCAAGTAACCTGATTGCGGTATGCTTTCTTTAGGAATGCAGGAATAAGATGTGCTATCTCAACCCAACCAAGCACGTATGCCGGCCACCATATAGGCATACCATACAAATCATTATTACTCCAGCTGTCACGTATCGGAAAGATAAAACCATTCTTCATCTTGCCTAAAAAGTTCAAGATATCAGCATGCATATCCGGATCATATTCAGACAATACATCAAGAACCTGATATTGACTGGAAGAAGGAGTATCTGGCCAATATCCTGAAACAAGACACTTTGATTCAGAAATATTACCGAACTTAGTATATCTGCGCCATAACGCATTGACAGGATTCAACCCAATAATTCCACCATTCATACCAGGAACGAAGTGAACTGCACCATTACCGAATTTAAGGTAGTCACGCAGAACTTTTTCCATATATCTGCGTACCATACGTGATGCTACAAAACTTTTTACTTTTGCATCTTCTATCGGTTTCAACACCTCATTGCCATTATCATCATACCCCTCTACAATGCACGGATAAATACCCTGACCAAGAGTCAGATTACGAAGAAATTTCAATCCGGTATTAAGGACACTCGCACCTTCAATTTCTTTTGCGGCCAACTGAGGAAAATCATTTGACTCACCCCATGGTGAAACCTGATATCCATCTACATCTATGTAAGTTATATTCTGCATGTCGTATGGCATAAGAATATTCTTACGCTTCAACTCATCTGCTGATGGAGCACCAGTAGTCTCGCCATATATAAAATTACTGGTCATCATAAGAGGATATCCTCTAGAATTATATAGTATTTCCATATCAAAAAATGATTTTCATTTTATTGTATTCAAGAATCTGATCAATGTTAACAGGATATGGATGTCCTTCCGGATTACCTTTACAATCACAAGGTTGAACACCTCGTATCTGGAATTCCTTATGATTCATCTTTCCTGCACCACAGGCGTATGCCTGAGGAATATAATAAAGCTTACCCTCGTTACTAACAAACTTAATACTGAAGATACGTTTCTTTCCATCTTCGTCTGTTCTGATATCCATATCGGCCAAAGCCAAGTTTCGTCTAATAGTTTTCATATCAATCAAATGTATGGTCAAATGTTTTATCAAAGATTCTGTTTTTCAAATTAGGACTTCTCTCAAATGTAGCATGATTAACACGTGCCGGATAATAGGTAACTGATACACCTTTCACTTCATTTGTTGGTACCGTATGCTCCATTTCTACATCATCAATAACAACCTCTCTGAAAGTGTCGTTACTGTACGTATAAAGCATATCAGATACCAGCATATCTTTAACAGCATTGTACTTTGCTTCAGAAATAAAACCAGAATAAACCTTCTTTATATCCTTTACCTTAGATGACTGTCTTTTTGAATAACCTTGAAAAACATTGATATCACCATCATACGATGGAATCAAATCAACATATCCTAAAAAACTCATTGATTCAGGCAGACCAAAAGGATTATAATACAGGAAATTAGTTTCATTAGGATATAAGTTATTATCAACCTCGTATTTGACGTGATCACGCAAAGTATCGGAAACATACAATTTCAAGTCATAGAATAAAATTGTTGAAGCACCAACACCTGCATCTTGAGCTACTTTATTGACAGATACAAGACGGGAATACAGACAGTCGTATGATGTTCTCATAGACAGGTCAACCAACTTATATTTTGCCTTTCCGGAACTTAAGTACGCAACACCCAATTGTAGCCTGGATTGGTCAATCTTATGGAAAGATATATATTCTTTTCTCGATGCTGCTGTCTTAATACTTTTATATCTTGACAAGAAAACATAACGGTCACCAGGCTGATATCCAAGTTCTGCTTTAGAATAGATAACCGATATAGTAACAGTTGTTGAAGAAGATGAATCAGTAAACTTAAATTGAACTGTTTTCGGATCCATAATATATTCATTCGAATAAATACTGAAATCCGGTAATGAGAAATATGAGCAAAGCAGTTCGTATAATCCCTGAATTTTAACAACCATATTATTATCTGGCGAATATACTTCTGTAACAGTATCAGAGCCAATCGTTACCACTACAGTAAGTTCACCAACACAATTTCTAACATCGATATCAGGAATATCCGCCAGAAAATATTTATTATTATTGTAAATACCTTGAATTACCATTGCCATAAATCATAAGAGAGTCCACCAACTAAGGCCTTATTAAAGAAATCATATCCAAGTTTATATGTCACTCTATTTTTCCTGAAAGACATATATACCGGTAAACTGTTACAACTGAAATCTGCTCCAACAGACAAAGCATTTAATCTATTCGCTACCGGACGCGTGTAATCAATATAGACTTTACGGTCATATAATGAATTCTGATAAATAATATCAGATAGAGAAACTTTAAGATCCGGATAATCAATAATAGTATCATTATAGTTTAACTTGGTAAAGTATGATTCAATGATAGATGCCGTGTCTATATCAACCGTAACCTGAACATACATAGTATCTGGTTTGGGGATATCGCCAATAATGGTGTCTCTGATGACAATAGGGTCAGATATGGAATGAATTGGAATATGATCATCATCAGAAAACAACCATTTACCAGCGATAACACCCAAAAGAAATAAAACCAAGTATATACAAAAATGAAACAGATTATTTTTCATTTATTTTCCTTTTAAAAACTTTAGTGACTTCATCCCAACAATCTTCTAATTTACTAACCAATGCTTCTTTCGGCTTGCCATCTATGACTGCAAGATTTTCCAAGATTGATATAAGATGCTCAATGACAAACCACATCATAATAAAGAGTTTCACTATATTGAAGAATATTGAAGCTATAACATTGAAGATATCCTGAGAAAGAGAAAAATCCTTATAGAAGGAATGAACTATAAATATTATAGACAACCATATACACAACTTTATGATACACCTGGAAAAACGGAAACTTTCAAAATGTTTTCCGGAAATCCTTGAAGCTTTCATGCCTGTCCACATCTCAGTTACTACTGCAACCAACATGGCAAGTGCAAGCGTAGGACCTACACCTGTAAACTCAGTAATTACGGCAAAAGCCACACTTAAAGAAACTGAAGCTGATTGCAAACCATATTTAAATGAAGGAGCAACCGACAATGCAAAATCTTTGGTTGTATCGTATCCATAACTCTGTAGAAACCTTGTAATAAACTGTATCATAATATCTTTTTTTATTTACAAAATTATCTACATTAGAAACCACATAATAGGACAAACAATCGCTATAACATAGCGTTAGAACTCGCAAACTTTTTGCGTATGAAAACAAAATACCTTATTTCCCGCCGCCCGATTTTTCCGTCAACGTAGTGATAAACGGGAAAATCGGGCGGCGGGCGGCTGCATAGCTACCCACCTACCCTAAAACTGCATTACAGCCATTTGCAGCCCTTATATGCGCCCTTCGTCTGCATAACTATAATAGTTATCATCTGAAAAAATTACGTGGTCTAACATACGTATTTGAAGAGTTTTAGCAGCCTGAAACATAGCTTGCGTTAATCTGTCATCATCTGAACTCGGTCGTATATTCCCTGATGGATGATTATGTACAAGTATCATACTTGTAGCATTGTTTTTCAATGCTTCCCGAAGAACTACCCTTACATCCACCTGAGTTGAAGCAAGTCCGCCAGTGCTTATTCGTTGTTTCCTTATGACTCTTGATGCCTGGTTCAAATAAATAGCCCAACATTCCTCATGCTGCATATCCGACAAATAGGGTTTTACCACATTATAAATGTCGTTACTACATTTTATCTGAACAAAATTTGTTTGCTTGGCTTGCAGTCTCTTGTATAGTTCAATAACTGCCTTTGCCATCTCTCTGCGTGCCGGTGTAAGCATATCACATATTTCATCAATAGTAACTTTATCATCCTGCATCATCATTCTTTCAACTTCTTTAGATGTTTTTTCTGAGTTGGTCACATGATAAATAACTTCTGCGTCACTGAGGTGGCGACATTCGCCACATACTTCGAATAAATCTTTCATAATTATAAATATTTAGTTCAACATTAAAGTTTTTCCTAAAAAGAAACCACCGATTACGGCTGCTCCCATTCTTTCAAGCACACACGAAAATTTTGCGTATGAATATCCCTGCGTTAGGATATCGTCAAAAACCAAAATTTTCTTTCCGTTGAAAAATTCTTTGTCGAAATCTATAGTCTGTACGTTTTCAAGATTTTTACTGCATTTCGTTTCGTGGATGGCAAGACGTTCGCCATGTACGTGTATATGATTAAATGCGTTCACGGCTCCCGATATTCTGCAAACTTCATCAGCAAATACTTTGTATCGAGTGAAATTTCTTTGTTCACTACTCGCAGGTATGCAAGCAAAAACAATATTCTTTGCATCAGCTCCATAAAATTGTATCAGTTTTTCGGCT